GCACTATTTGATTTGAATCCTTTAAAACCTGCAGGGAACGCATCTGATGGTGCATTATCTGCCAAGTTTAACATGATATATTTTGAGTTCAATCCATATTCACCATCAGCTGTACCGATTTTTCTACCGATATAACCCGCTAAATCAGAATTCATAGTACATCTTGAGAATTTCTCAAGAACTATCATGTTCTCATCAGTGTCCGCAAAATCACGAACAATTAAGTCAAATTCTGCAGTATCTACGTTAATGTTTTGGATTGTAACTTTCACTTGTGTGTTAGCATCTTCACCATCTGAAATTGTGATAATTTCAAATAAGTCCGCCACTTTGTTACCACGAACTTCAGAAACAACCATTGGTGATAATGTAGTATCCCAAGAAGCTGCGAAGTTAGTTGTTTCAGCCTCATATGAAACTGTTGTACTTAAACCTCTTACTAAACCTTGTCTGTATAATGATAACAATGTTTTAGCGTAATTTTCATGTACATAAAGTGGATAGTCACCATAAGTTTTGTCATATACACCTGTTCCCAATACTTTAGAAATGTATTTTGTTGATGTAGTATCTAATGAACAAGTAAATTCTTTAGTATTTGTTGCACCTGTAACAGATAAAGTAAATTCATCTAATGGATTTGTTGCCAAACCACTACCTGATATTGAAACTTTAGTACTTCCAGATACTTCAATGTTTAATGTTTCACCTGAATAATATCCTCTTGGTCTCAACGCCGCAACTACAACATCATGATAATCAGTGTTTAATGATGCGTCATATTCTAATCTTGTAACTTCAAATGTTTTACTTGTTGTTCCACCTGACCATTGGAATACATATGAATAAACTAAATCAATAGTAGAATCAGTTGCTCCCGTTTTATGGAACATAACGTTATACCATTCTTTAGTGTTGTTATTTGTGCTGTTATATTTTCCTGTTAATGGAGAAACTACTTCGTCACCACTTACAGGTATCTCGTCTGAAGATATTAATCCAATTACGAAATAATCATTATCGTTAGTTGTTGTCCAACCACTAAAGTTTGAGAATATATAATCAGTTAACACGGTACCATCAAATGCAGTTTTACCTGAAAGTTCAGCATAATATGTTGAACCTGTCATAGTTGCAAGTGATGTTAAGTCCATTACACCCAAATCTGTTGTGTATGTACTAGTATCAACTGTGATACCACCTAATGTTGTAATACCATATGTGTTTATTGGTTTGTATCCCGTTTTACCCAATACTCTTGTTACGAATAATTGGTTAGACTCTTGTAAATAAGATTTAGCTACATAAGGTAATTCATATTTAGGATTACCGTCTCCGTATTTTTCAGGTGAGGTGCTACCAAAATATGTTTTGAATTCGTCAAATGATGAGATTAAAATTGGTTCAAAAGCTGGACCTTTTAAAGTCTCACCTACTAAACCCAATGTTGTAACCCCAACGCTTTGAGCCACGAATGTTAGATCCTTCTCTGATGTGTACACACCTGGAGATACGAATACTCTGTTTGAATTTGCCATCGATTGTTGTTTGGTTAATTATTTTATTTGTTATTCAATAAATATCTTTGTTTTTACCAAAGATTTCCGTACTTTTCTCTAAAAAGATAGTAAATTATCTTTTTCTATCTTTTATTATCTTTTACTATGGAAAACAAACAGAAAAACGTAAAAATCAGTGAAAAACACCACGAGATGTTAAAAATCCATTGTGAGAAGAATGGATTAAAAATTTACAAAGTTTTAGAAAAATTTATTGAGGAGACTTGTAAACCCAAAAAGAAGGATATATATGGTGACGATTAGTATAAATAAGTGACACCAATTCTTGATCCCAATACAGGTGTACCGTTTAATCTAATAGTACTTGCACTCGTAATATCAAATCCACCACCTTCTTCTTCCTGAAGACCATTAATATCTAATGTAACAATACTCATGATGGCATTGTCAACAGTAAATGATAATGATGACCCATCATATTCAAAATGTTCTGTCGATACTTGAATTACTTTACCGTAGTTGTCAATAATAACATTATTTCTACCTTTATAATATGTGATTGTAACTATACTACCTTCACTTGGTGGTGTTTCAAATGTTACTTTTGATGTGTATGATATGTGATAATAATCAACATCTTTTTCTTGTAGTAGACCATTTACAGATACACTAAACAAAGTTCCTATACTTTCTCCCACACTAAATGCGGTTTGTGAACCATCTGCGGGGAATGAACTAACTGTGATATCAATTAATTTATTGATGAACTTCTTTCTATAGTTATTACTTTGAATAAACTCGTTCATTAAGAATAAACGACTTACTGCTGGTTTTACCTCGAATTCGTCACTGTCAATTATAAACCCTAACATTGTGAATTTATAATTCTGAATGTAAAATCTCCTACCATCAATGGTATCTATTGGGCTATTATCTTCAATCGTGTCTAAAACAATTGGGATATAGTGTCCCTTAACCATTGTGTAATCTTGTCTTGATGCAAAGTTTTGTAATACTTTTTTATTGAATTTATTTAAATCCCTAAACTTATTACACACAATACTCACATCATAACTTATATCTACAGCAATTGGTTGTGGTATTTTATATATGTCCGCACCCATTTGTGTTCCGTTCCAAGTTGGTACTGAAGCATAATAAAATTGGTGTCTATCTGGTACGTTTCTTTGAACTGACGGATTTGTACCGAATTGTACGTCAGGTTTTCTAATAGTGGCAATAAATGGTAATTCTAAATTTCCATCCTCATCTGTAAATTGCCAAGTCTGTGTAAATTCCCCCCATCTTTGAATCGTTAATATTTTTGGGATAATTGGGATTTGTTTACCGTCAGTTACTACTTTAAAATTTTCTTTAATATATTCTAACATACCCATATCCAAATCATCGTGCATAATTGAATCGGGTAAATTTGTGTCAGATTTAGTAATCTTATCCAAAAGTTCTTGTCTTCTTGGAGTTAATTCCTTCTCCTTGTATATCGATATCTGTGTTTTTCTTTTAGGTATTGGCATATTATACTCCTCTAAATGTGTTGTTTTGGACAGGTGCACAAGTTATTGACCTGTAATATGGTTTATAACCAAACATATTATGTTTATTGTCAGACGTCACTTTTCCGTCGTTTGTAACGGTATAATACCTTGTTCTTGTTTCAGATTCGGGATAACCGATAAAATCACCATACAATATATCTATCTTTAATTCCTCCAAATGTTTCAAATAAACTGATAATATCATATTACCTGGCTCGTTATAACGTGCTAAACCTGACTTATATGTACTATTTTTTGGTTCTTCAATTTTAACTAACGCATTGAATTCTATTGGTGGGAAGTATTTTATTTCATCCAATCCAACTTCAGCATATACATCGTCAATTTCAGATTTACTTCTATCTACACGATATAGTACTAATTTCATGTTTAAATCCCCATGAAGATACTCCTCACCCATTTGAATGTGTAAGTCAAAGTCGTCTTGTCCAAAAAATTTGGATACCCTTGTGATTGGTAGTTTATTATCCATATCCTAATAAATAGTTTAATGTTACATTCTAATTATTTATATTTTATATATGGAAAAAAAGATTCCCGAAATTGAGGCAAGAGAATTATTGTCAACCTACGAAGGTTCGAACAATCAATTATTGGAGTGGAAAAGAAAATTTGTGGAAGTTAAGAATTTTAAATTGACTCGTCCACAATCCGAATACGTTATCAAATATCAAAACACGTCACCAAAAGTGGCTAGAAAATATATCAATATTGTTAATACGTTTGGTGAAAAAATAATGGAGGATAAATTATTGACAAGTCCTCCAACCAAAATATGGTGTGAAAAATTATTATGTGACACCGATAAAGCATTTCATATTTGGGGTAAAATTTTAGAACATGAACAACTTAACGCCTTTTGGTTACCGAAAGCTGCGGTACTACAAGAAGAGAAAAAACTTAACAGAGTAATCGATTACTCAAAGTATGGTAAACGTCCACCTATGGACCACCAGAAGGTTGCCATTGAGAAATTATTGGCAAATGATAAATTCATATTGGCAGATGATATGGGTCTCGGAAAAACAACTTCTGCGGTAATTGCGTCGATGGAGTCTGAATCTAAAAAAATATTGATAGTTTGTCCGGCTTCATTAAAAATTAACTGGCAAAGAGAAATCAAACAATATACTGATAGAAAGGTATTAATTGTTGAAGGTCGTAAATGGGGATCAACTTTTGATTACTATATCATTAATTATGATATCATTAAGAACTACCATACCACAGATAAGAGTGAAGATAGTGATGATTATAAATTATTGGTTAATGAAAAATTTGATTTGGCAATTGTAGATGAGGCTCATTATATTTCAAATGCTACCGCCAATAGAACTCGTTTATTAAATGATGTTCTTGAAACCATCCCAAAAGTGTGGTTGTTAACGGGAACACCAATGACCTCAAGACCTATTAACTATTTTAATCTATTAAAGATTGTTGAATCTCCGTTAACGTTAAATTGGCAATCGTATGTTCGTAGATACTGTAAGGGTTATCAATTCAATGTCGGTAACCGTAAAGTTTGGAATACAAGTGGTGCAAGTAATTTAGATGAACTTCGTGAAAGAACTAAAAATGTAGTTCTTCGTAGAATGAAAACTGATATTCTCGATTTACCTGAAAAAATTGTAACACCTGTGTTTGTGGAATTAACAAGTAAAATGTATGATGAGGAGTTAGAAGATTTTACTCGTATTAGTAATGACAAAAAAGATGATGAGACAATTACGGTTACTTTAAATCGTCTTATGAAAATCCGTCAACTTATTGCATATGAAAAAATACCGTACACTTGTGAATTGATTGATAAGTGTATTGAACAAGGTAAGAAAGTAATTGTATTGACCAACTTCACGATGACATTAGATATGTTACATGAGAAGTATAAGAAAACTTCAGTCACTCTTGATGGTCGAATGAATAAAGATAAACGTCAAGAAAATGTTGATAGATTTCAAAATGATGACAAGATAAAAGTTTTTATTGGTAATATTAAAGCTGCCGGTGTTGGTATCACCTTGACCGCAGCTGAAGTTGTTATTATGAATGACTTATCGTTTGTTCCGGCCGATCACTCACAAGGTGAGGACCGTGCATATAGATATGGACAAAAAAATAGTGTCCTCGTTTACTATCCTGTATTTGAGAACACTATCGAAAAAGTTATCTATAATATATTACAAAAGAAGAAGGGAGTTATTGACCAAGTAATGGGAGATGGTGAATACTCCGAATCATTCAGTAAAGATTTAATTAAAAGTCTTCTTTAATTCTACAAAGGACTCCGATAATAT